GTTTTCAGCAAAAATCAAAAACGAGTTGCCAAGCTTCTTAAATGAAGTTCCTAAAGTTTCCCCTGCTATTTTAGAAGCTGCTGCCGTATCTCCAGAAGCCTTGCCAACTTCCTCAATAGCCTTTTTTGTTTCTCCTAATTTAGCCCCCGTAATGGCTGCTGTTAGGCTGTATGCCTCAATAGATCTTAGAGCCTTTACTAGAACTTGATCACTTCCACTTGCAGCCAATCTAACTTGCTCTAAAGCTCCCGCTAATCCTTCTTGCTCAATTAAAGCTCTGCCACCCTCAACGCCTAACTTCTCATAGATTGCAGCCATCGTTTCAGATGGATTCAATAGTGCTACAACTGCAGCTTTAACTTGTGTGAAACTCTCAGCCGTTTTAACCCCCTGCTTTGTAGTTGCTGCAGTAATGCCTAACAGTTCCTCTAGGCTAACTCCCGCTGTAGCTGCTGTAGCGGATGCTCTGGCAAGGCTCTTGGCTAATTGTGGAATGTTTGTCTTGCCTAGCTTTACTGTTCTAAATAATTGGTCACTTACTTTTTCAGCTTCGCTAGCTGATTTTCCATAACTGTTTAATGCAGTTGTTAGAAGGTCTGTAGAAGATCCAATATCTGCCAAACCGCCTTGCGCTAATTGCGCTGCAACTCTAACAAATTTATCAACTTCGCCAGTAGGAACTCCCGCTGAAATTGCTTGGTAAAAACCTTGCGCTGCCTCTGTAGCATCAACCCCTAATGCTTGAGCTATTCCAAGAGCTTTAAGCCTTAGACCATCCATTTCTTTTCCGCTAACCCCCGCAATGGTTTGCACTTCCTTCATGGCTACATTAAACTTTAGCCACTGTGCTGTAGTTTTTGCAATCGTTACCCCAACTGCAGTAACTCCAATAGCCATAGCCCCAATGGCAAGCCTAGAAGCCGTTGCCCCCGCTCCTACTTTATCAAGCGATGATTTCCCGCTAGTGCCTAAAGTGTTTAGCTTTGCTCTGGCTTCGTTTATACCAGTCGAATCAACTGTTAGTCTTAATCTTGCTACGTCTTCAATCATGTAAACTATTCAGTTGGATTTGGTCTATAATTCTAATTGCTTTAATTTCAAAATTGCTTAGTTCAATTCCTGTTAGGTTTGACCAGCAAGCAATCTCATTAAAGTCTATAGCCTTATCTGTTTTTAATTCTTGGTAATATTGTAAAATATATAATAGGCGGTCTGGTAACGGCTTTAATTCTTCTAACTCTTTTGGCTTAACTCCTGTAGTTTTCCAAACTTGCTTTAGGTGTTCTACTTGGCTTGTGCTACTGCCTTCTGGTCTTTTTTGGAGCTTAAATTGTTCTTCTGCAAATCGCTCGATTCGTCTAAGCTCCTTTTGATAAAATTTTTCCTTCTTGCGGATGCTGCATCAATTTCTTGAGCTAAAACAGGCGCATCTTTTAGGAGCTTAATTGCGTTAGCCTTTGTGCATTTGTAAGGAGTGCCATCATCATTTTTAAAGCTCCACCCAATGATAAGACAAGCCAACAAATCCAAGCTCAATTTCTCAGTTTCAAGAATTGATTGTAAAGAGTCATCAGCTTCTTCTTGCTCATGTATTGCAACAATCTTTTTTCTGAATTTAGATTGTGCCTTTTTAAATGAAATTGAATCAGTGCTTTTGATTTTGATCCAATGTTTTGTTTTGTTTCCTTCAACGTCTGTTAGAGGGATCTTAACCCCTTCTTCTGCTAGTTTCGCTGTGGCGAATCCTTCTAGGTCTTTCATGTTTTTGTTTTAATTAGTGTGCGTGATTATCGCTAGGGAATACGCACCCCTCCCAGCATGAGGCAGAAAAGAATTAAACTGCCGAGCGATCTATTTGTATGTTAGATAATACTGTTGTATCATCAACCAGTGCTTGGAATGGCACTGCAAGGGTGATTGCACCCGCTCCGCTCACATCGGGGTTAGCCCCTCCTGTATAAGTGATGCGAGGAATCAAAAATTCATATTTGTTAGTTCCATCGTTAAGTTCAAACTCAAGGCTTGATTCTGTCTCGTTAATGAACTTTTCAACCTGTTGGGCGTTCTCAAAATACATGGTTGCTTGTCCTGTTAGGGTGGAACGTCCGATAGTTGGATATTCAGTTAGATCTGATCCAACTACGTTGCGAGGCTCAAGCCCATTTTCAAGAGTCAGAGTAAGTTCCGTAATGATTGAAATAACAGAGCCGTCTACTTTAACAGATCCAGTAAATCCGTTGAAAGGACAGTTTGCGCTAGTTGTCCCTAGGGTTGATCCTGCTGGCTCTGTCTGGTTTACTGACATATCACGCCCAATAGTTCCAAAAGAGCCTGTGAGAGTGCCTACGGGGGCTACAGTTAGGTTAAGAGTGTTATACTCTACTCCCGTGTAAATATAGTAAGGCTTATCCGCTGCAAGCTGATCTGAGAAATGGCGCATTAAGCTAAAGCTTCTGCGAGTAACTCCACCCTTCAAGCGGTCAATATCAGTGCCGCCTCCGTCAACTTCCCAAGTGCCTAACAGAACAGCTTCTAGCTCTTCGTCATAAGATCCATAGGAAATTTCAAAGCCAATATCTCCAGCTACGGCTTTGACCCCGTGCTTGGCACATTTGATTTGGCGATCTTCTCTTAGCTCTTCGCTAACAGTGATATCTTTCGACATTCCAAGACTAACAGCCGTATGGCGTAGCTTTTTGAATGAAGGAGTTGCGGGTGTTACCCCGTAAGTTGATTCCTCTACAGAGTAAAGGGCATGGCGTGAAGCATCTGACATAATATTTTTTGTGTTTGGTGTTTAGTTAATTGTGCGTGTTAAGCGAGAATACCAGATCACCGACACAGGCACTCGAAAAAAGTTGTTAGCAATAAATCCATCCGTTCTGCCACAGTTGCGAATAACAACCTCCTGCCCACTATAAACAAAACGCCTACCCGCTGTAAAGTAACTTCTGAGTTTGTCGGTTATATCTAACGCTTCCTTCTCGCCCTTGCCTGTTGGAACGTAAATGTCTAACTGAAGTATTCCCTCTAAGTCATCTTCTCCACCATCTCCAAGCGTTATAACTTCTGGAACATCTGGCAAATATGTTAGACCAATCCAGACGTTATTTTTATCTGGCTCTTGTGGGCTGTTTTCAGTGATGATTTTATAAGTCCAGCCTTCCGCTGTGCTTAAATCCATGAAAGCTTTTACTAATGCTGATCTAACTAATGAACTCATAATTTAAATTTGCTTTTGTCTCGCCATTTTTCTAAGAATCTTCTTTGCTCTAAGAGCATTTTTTCTCATCATTCCCTTTGTGGCTTTTCTGCTGAATCCGCTAGCAGTTACCTTTTCAGTAGGTCCATTCCATTGTCCATACTCTGCAACTTTAGCATAAGGCAAGTTGTTAGTCATATGAACAGAATCACCAAACTTCCCAAGCTTGTTTAGGATTTTGCCTTTTGTTGCTGTGCCGTTTTTATCCTTACTGCTTAAAGTTCCATCTAGCGTTTTATTTACTGAAGTTCTCCAGTTGCCCCGCAGCCTCCCCGTATCTACTGGAGTATCATCTATCACTTGGGAGAACAGCTTGATAATTGTTCCCCTTCTAATGCGGTCAACTTCTTTAGCTGACTTGTTAGAAAAGTTTATTATGTCACTTTGAAAGCTCATGATTTATGGTGCATCGTTTGGTCTGTAAACTGAGCTATCATAACCATCGCTGTTTCCTGCCTTGTCTAGCCTGTCATCATCGTTAGTTAAGTAATGATGCTCTAACCCGCTTTGAACATCTGTGCCAGCAACTAGATCGTTTATTTCTGATTGTGATAAAGCCTTTGAATAAATTCTAAAATCGCAAATCCTCCCATTTAAATACAAATCTGGATCATTAACAACTGATCTAGCTCCTACAAAAATATCTGTAGAATTGCTGTAATTAGACATTGTTGCCGAAGACATATCTCCGTCATCAGTTGCGTCTAAAGTTTCTTGAACCCCATCAAGGTAAACGCTCATTCCTGCTTGCGTAGTGATGCCAACCACATGAACCCAATCAGTCAACCCATTTGCCTGTGCTGTTGTTGTCTTAGCTCTCCCTTGGTTTCCAGTCTCAATGTAGCCGAGAGTCATTTTTCCATCACTACCTAAGAAAAAAGAAACTCTTGTTACACTAGGACCACTTGCACTTTGCGCAGCAAAAATCATTTCTGAACTTGCTGGATTCCCGTCAATAAACTTAACCCAAAATGCAAAGGTGTGACTTGATTGGAAGATTGATTCCATAGCAGAATCCTGTCTAACTGTAAAAAAATCACTACCATTACACAATAAATACCTGTTTCCAAATACAGGGTTACTTGGTAGAGGTGGAACGCTTGTGGAGGTTGACAGACTTACTGTGTCTGCCCCGCCTAAGTTGTTAGAGCTTTGATCTTCTACTGAATCAACATCTGTCAGCCAATGCCCGACAAGACCAGATTGAACATCGGTTTCTTGATAAAGGTCAGTTATCTCCTGTGAAGACAGAACCCTATCATAAACTCTACAATCTGCCATTTTGCCTTCTGAAAAATATCTCACTCCAGCGTTTTCGTTCGCTATTCCTATTGCTGGATTAGAGTTTGTATTTTCCATTGCCACATAACTAGCACTCGTAAAGGCTTGAGTAACTGTCATTGGAACACCATCTATACTAAAGAAGCACCCTTGGTTAGCTGTAGCCCCGCCTCTTCCATCGTATGTAGCAACAAAGTGAGTCCAAATTCCTATTCTTGAGGAAAGATTAAATGCGCTTTTTATTCCTTGGTAACTCGTTGTGCCTTCCGAATTATCTGCTAATATCAAAATCAAAAAACCATTACCATCAGTGGTAAATATGTATTCAATATTAGAATTGCCAGCATTTACATAATCATACTTTGTAAAAATACGGAATCTGCTCATATCTTCTATCTTAACCCAGCAAGATATTGAAAAAGGCGAGTCGTTTGTTCCATCACCAAACGTCAATAAATTAGTGTCTGGAATAATGATTGCCTCTTTATGTAGCTGATTAAAACTCCTAGAGGAATTGCCAAAGGGAACGCCCCCAGCCCCTTGAAATCCTTTTCTTTTATGTGATAAATATGAACTCATTATTTTTAAGATGGGCTATCAGTTGAGTAAGTAGAACCAAAGTTAGTTCCATCGTTAGTTCCTGCATGATCTAGAACGTCATCGCTGTTAGTTAGCCATTGACCAATTAGGTTAGTTCTATCTGTTGTGCCATTGTAGATGTCTAGGATTTGAGAAGCTGTTAGGTCAGTATCGTAGATGCGAACATCTGCATATTTCCCGTCTGCATAGGTTGTAGCGTATCTTCCAATGTAAACATTATTAGCTGTGTTTACATCCATAGCTCCGTAGCCTGCAGATCCAAAATCCGCATTGTCAACTTGAACGCCATTTACATATAACTTTAAACCCAACCTAAAGTTTTCTCCCCCGCTTCCGTCATAGGTAGCTGATACGTGTAGCCATTCATTCTCTGGTAGTGGGGTTGTGTATTCTCTACCTCTAAATACTCCACCATCTATTAAATAGATATTTAAGTTGCCCCCAGCATCAGTAGCTAAAAGCCATTCTCTATCAGAGCCTATACCATTATCCTTACCCAATACTCTAAATGTTGAATTATCATCAATTTTCAACCATGTGCTGAGAGAAAAAGGTTCGTCATTGTTTCCATCTGAAAAACTAAACTCAGTGGAGTTACCTAAATTGACATGATCACTAACACCATCAAAGTCACGGCTTGCTTGCCTAGATGGAACTAGATCCATAGGAGGGTTATCATACGAGTAAGTAGAACCAAAGTTAGTGCCGTCATTAGTTCCAGCCTTGTCTTCTACGTCATCGTTATCTGTTAGCCAATGTCCTGCAAGATTTGTTTGAACATCTGTGCCAGAGTAAATGTCAGAAACTTGGGAAGCTGTTAGGTCAGTATCGTAATATCTAACATCTGCAATCTTGCCGTCTTGAAAAAAGTTTGCGTTGGTTAACGCATTATAAGCTCCAATAACTACGCTTGCGGTTGATGTCGTTATTGTCCCGTCAAATGCAGTGGTGTTTTCTAAGTTCCCGTTTATATAGATTTTTATTTCGCTTCCGTCAACTGTAGCTGCAAGATGAAACCATTCACCAACTGAAGCATCGGTTGTAGAGGTGCAAATAATATTTGTATTGTTGGTTTGCCTTATAAGAAATCTAACATCTGTTTCCCCTGTAAACAAAACCCAACTTATGCCCCCACCCCCACTGCCAGAGTCAAATTTTGAGATTACACCCTTTCCAAAACTAGCATCTGTTGTTTCTTTTTTAATCCAAGATGAAACACTAAACACTGTGTCTCCGCTAAATATATTTCCAAGATCAACATAATCATTAACACCATCAAAGCTACGGCTTGCACTGCCAAACTCTACAGGTGGTGAGGGGTTATCATATGAATACTTTGATCCGTAGTTAGTGCCGTGATTTGTTCCCGCAGCATCTAGCAAGTTGTCTGCATCTGTTAGCCAATGCCCTACAAGATTTGTTTGAACATCTGTGCCAGCGTATAGGTCAGAAACTTGGGAAGCTGTTAGGTCAGTATCATAGATTCTAACATCTGCCATTTTCCCATTAATGTGATTTAATGGAGTTGTTGGGTTAGTCAAAAAACCTAACCCTAATTCGTTTGCAGCGTTTCCAGTGGCGGTATGTTGGTAGTTGTAACTCCCTATAAATGTCCCGTCTCTATAAGCTGAAATAGTAGATCCATCTGAACTCAACGCCCAATGATGCCAGCCAGAATCGGGAACGCAATTATCAATTTTTAAGTCATCTAATTGTGCTTGATTGGCATTGTATATAATAAATCGTATTCCGTTAGACTGAGTCCCCGTCCTGTTGTCAAGCTGAAGTAAAAACCCCCTGCTGTTTCCAGCGTAATTGTTAGCGACTAATGCC